CGATGGTAGTGATTGATGAGGGTGGTTTAGGTGCTGGCATTGTTGACCGTTTGAAGGAACAAAGATACAAAATCAAAGGTGTCAACTTTGGCAATAAATCGGCAAATCCGGTCATGTATGGCAATAAAAGGGCTGAAATGTGGGGCAAAATGAAAGATTGGCTAAGAACGGCATCAATACCCAAAGATAGGTTCTTGAAAACTGATTTGGTATCACCTATGATCAAGCCAGATTCGAGGGGCACTATATTTTTGGAGTCAAAGAAGGACATGAAGGCGCGTGGCCTAGCATCTCCTGACGCAGCAGATGCAATATGCGTGACGTTTGCGTTTCCTGTGGCTCATAGAGAATATACTGCGAGGGAAACAAGCCGCAAGTACACTGACCGCACGGCGGTTGCAACTTCATGGATGGGAAGTTAGATGGCTACAAAGAAAAGTGTGTCGTTATCTGTTGGCCGCGGCGAAAAGTTGCCGGTCAGCAAAGGTGCTGGCTTGACTGAGAAGGGCCGCGCTAAGTACAATGCCGCAACTGGCTCGAACCTCAAGGCGCCAGCACCTAATCCTAAGACTAAAGCAGATCAGGGGCGCAAGGATTCATTTTGTGCAAGAATGGGCGCAGTAGCAGCCAACGCCAAAGATGGTGAACGCGCTAAAGCAGCTCTTAAACGATGGAAGTGTTGATATGGCTACCAAACCTGGCTTATATGCCAACATTCACGCAAAACAAGCACGCATCAAAGCTGGCTCTGGCGAGAAGATGAACAAGCCTGGCACAAAGGCTGCGCCTTCGGCCAAAGATTTTAAAGAGTCTGCTAAAACTGCAAAGAAAAAATAATGGCTGATCCAACCGGAATAGTTGCGGCGGCTAATGTAGCGGCTGGCGGCAAACCTAAAAAATCTGATTCAGACATTCTGACTACAGCCCGTTCGCGGTTGGACATGGCTGTCTCTGCATTGGCCGAGAGCCGTGAAGATGAAATAGACGATCTGCGCTTTTATGCCGGATCTCCAGACAATCACTGGCAGTGGCCTGCTGACGTACTGGCCACTCGCGGCGCGGTGCAGGGTCAGACAATTAACGCACGCCCGACACTCACAATTAACAAACTGCCGCAGCACGTTCGTCAAGTGACGAATGACATGCGTCAGAACCGCCCAGGCGCACGGGTAATTCCTGTGGATGACGATGCTGATGTGGAAGTGGCAGACATTTTCAACGGCATGATTCGCCACATTGAGTACATGAGCGACGCTGATGTGGCTTACGACACAGCCTGCGAGAACCAAGTTGCATACGGTGAAGGGTACATCACCCTGATGACCGAGTATTGTGATGAGAACACATTCGATCAGGACATCAAGATTGGCCGTGTGCGTAACTCATTCTCGGTCTACATGGATCCATTGATCCAAGACCCAACGGGCGCGGATGCAACGTATTGTTTTATCACCGAAGACCTGACCAAAGCAGAATATGAGCGCCAGTACCCAGATGCTGCGCCTATTTCTACCTTGCAGTCCCTTGGTGTAGGCGATCAGTCGATCAGCAACTGGCTTAATGAAGACACAGTGCGTATTGCGGGTTACTACTACATTGAATACGACACAACCAAGCTCAATTTGTACCCCGGCAATCAGTCGGCATTTGAAGGCACGCCTGAAGACAAGATGCTCAAGGACATGTTTGGCAAAGCCATCAAGTCGCGTGAGTCTGAGCGCCCACGGGTGATGTATTGCAAGATTAATGGTTATGAAATCCTTGAACAAAAAGAATGGGCTGGCAAATGGATCCCCGTGATCCGTGTGGTTGGTAACGAATTTGAGGTTGACGGTAGGCTATACGTCTCTGGCCTTGTGCGTAACGCCAAGGATGCCCAGCGCATGTACAACTACTGGGTGTCTCAGGAAGCTGAGATGCTGGCGCTCGCCCCCAAGGCTCCGTTCATTGGCTACGGTGGCCAGTTCGAGGGTTACGAAGACAAGTGGAAGACAGCCAACACAAACAACTGGCCATATCTGGAAGTAAATCCTGACGTTACAGACGGCCAAGGTGCGGTCTTGCCACTACCCCAGCGGGCACAGCCGCCAATGGCCTCCAGCGGGCTATTGCAGGCCAAGGCAGGCGCATCTGAAGACATTAAGTCCACAACTGGTCAATACAATGCTAGTTTAGGCATGGGAAGCAACGAACGCTCTGGCAGGGCTATCTTGGCTCGCCAGCGTGAGGGTGATGTCGGTACTTACCATTATGGTGACAACCTGACCCGCGCCGTGCGCCATGTGGCCCGTCAGTTGGTGGACTTAATTCCCAAGATTTACGACACTCAGCGCATTGCCCGCATCATTGGTGAGGATGGCGAGACTAAGATGGTCAAGATCAACCCTGACCAGCCTGAACCAGTCAATAAAATTGTTGATCAGAACGGCATTGTGATCGAAAAGATCTACAACCCCGGCGTTGGCAAGTACGATGTGGTGGCCACTACTGGCCCAGGCTACGCAACCAAGCGCCAAGAGGCACTGGAAGCTATGGCGCAGTTGTTACAGGGTAATCCCCAACTGTGGCAAGTGGCCGGTGACTTGTTTGTCAAAAATATGGACTGGCCTGGCGCTGCGGAAATGTCCAAGCGCTTTGCCAAGACCATTGATCCCAAGTTCTTGTCCGATGGCGAGGACGATCCAGCATTGCAGGCAGCGCAGCAACAGATTCAGGCCATGGGCGCCGAGATGGAACAGATGTATCAGATGATCCAGAATGTCGGCAAATCTATTGAGATGCAGGACATGGAGCGCAAAGACTTTGAGGCTCAGATCAAGCTGTATGATGCCGAAACTAAGCGCATTGCCGCTGTGCAGGCCGGTATGACTGAAGAACAGATCCAAGACATTGCCATGGGTGTTGTCGCTGCGGCCATGGAGTCGCAAAACACCGTAAACCAGATGCCTGAAATGCGCGAAGAATCCATGCCCATGGAGATGATGCCACCGCAACAAGAAATGCCACCAGAACAACAGATGGGAATGCCACAATGAAAGCAAATGAATTTTTAGGCTTGCTGTTCTTGGCGCGGGATGTTGCACATTCCGTACACCTGAACACCCGCAGTTTTAGCAAGCACGAAGCACTCAACATCTTCTACAACCGCATCATTGGTGCGGCTGACGATTTTGCCGAAGCCTACCAAGGCCGGTATGGTCTGATTGGCCCAATTACCTTGAATTCGGCCAAGAAGACGGCTAACATTACTGAATTCTTGCAGGACTCACTTGCTGAAATTGAAGCCGCCCGTTACGATGTGTGTGATAAATCTGATTCATCACTGCAACAATTGATAGATAATATCGTTGAGATTTATCTCCGGACTTTGTACAAATTGAAATTCTTGGCGTAAGGATCATCATGGAACTTCTCAACCCAATGAGCAAAGCGGATTTTCCCGCTTTTACCGCAACTGCTGGCGCAACTGCAGGCAACACAACCGCATGGAGCGCTGGCCCACAAGGCGTTTTGGTTTGGTGCGAAGTGCCTTGCTATGTTGAAGTGGGCGTTGGGGCTGTCGCCACAAGCGCCAGCACCCCGATCCCTGCATTTACACCTATTCCGTTTGTTCTGACACTCAGCTCAAACGGCTCCCCTTGGCGTGTCAGTGTGATACGAATTGGTAGCACAGACGGCACTGCGTACTGCAAACCGATCAATAAGCAATGAGCTTTGGTGTCGCCCTTCGTAATGCAGTAGGTATTGGCCTAGGGGGCATTGTGTCTCTGTTTTCAGGCACGCTAGACAGTGGTGCTTCGGCGAGTAATCTTCTCACCGAGGATAGTGACAATCTCGTCCAAGAGGACGGTGGCTTGATTCTTTTGGAGTGACCTAAATGGCCGTTTTTCTCTCCCCTGTGGGCGGCGTTGCGGCCCAGTTCTTTACAAATACCGGCGCTGTTCTGACTGGCGGTAAGCTGTATACATACCAAGCTGGTACAACCACACCTCAAGTTACCTACACCACAAGCGCAGGAAATGTGGCGCGTACTAACCCTATTGTGTTAGATGCGGCTGGCCGTGTAGCTGAAGGCGGTGAAATTTGGATTACATCGCAGCCATACAAATTTGTTTTAAAAGATTCAAATGATGTTTTGATTGCAACTTATGACAATGTTGTTGCAGCAGGATCAAGTTCATACACAATAGAAAATTTTACGGGTAACGGCGCAACTGTTAGTTTTACACTGTCTTCTGCACCAAATAGCGAAAATTCAACTTTTGTTCACATCAATGGCGTATACCAAAACAAGAATACATATTCTGTTACTGGGACAACGTTGTTGTTTTCTGAAGCACCACCTATTACTTCAATAATTGAAGTTATGTACATTTAACA